ACCCGGCCCTGACCGACACCCTTCATGCGTGTCTTCGTGGTCACCACACCCACACACATCGACCCCGGGTACTTCGACTCAAAGTTCGCGCACTCCACCTCGGCCTCACTCAAGTACTGGGCCATCTGTTTCGCGGCGTCCTTCACGTTCTTCGCTTCCACAATGATCGTCAGATCACCATGCTCCAACGCCACATCACCAATGTCTTTCGACCCGGCACGTGGAAGACGACGGGCACGGAAACCTTCAGCGTTGAAGTGGTCCTCCAACTGGCGTTCCCACAACGTGCCCTTCGCCTTGTTCGCAGCACTCATGCAGCGCCGTCACGCATCGACAACCACGTGTCAACGGAGCCAACCGACCGACTAATCCCACGCTCTTGACGGATACGCCTACGCTCCGATCCAGTCGTGCCACCCCAAATCCCGTAATCACCTTCGTGATGCAATGCCCAGTTAAGGCATTCATCCATCACCTCGCAGCGGTGACACACCTTGCGGACCACAGCGAAATCAAGACGAGCATTGGTGCTGATGTCAGGGAAGAACGACTCAGCATCCGTCCCTGCACAGTTAGCCTTAGAAACATCCGGGTACTTAACCTTCACTGCCACGTCCTCCGGGTCCGGTGTAGTTCTAACTCTTGATGGGTGTTGAACAAACTCATGGATGGTGCATCGACGTACACCGTGATGGGGTTGGTGGCGTTCGGGTCCGCGACTCCGTCGCGGTTCTTCACCGCACACACGTGGTACTGGTCGCCGTCCAATGCCACCGACAGAATGGTCTCCGGCAGATGCGACACCTTGCCCATCAGAGCCTTCATCGGTGCTGGCCTGTTCGGCTTCGACTCCCCCTCAGACACGTGATGCAACACAACGACGGCACTCTCCGTCTCGCGAGCAAGCGAGTGGAAGGCACGCATCGAATCGCGCATGCCCGTCCATTCATTCTCGGAAATGGACTGCACGTTCATCAGGTTGTCAATGAAGATCGCTGACGGGCAACGACCAAACAGTTCGATGTACGCCTGAACCTCTTCGTAGATCCCATCCAGCGACGGGTTTGGGTCCGGGTCAATGCGTACCCGCCGGTTCAAATCAACTAACTCATCCTCAATGAAAGCAATCGCTTCCGTCTGACGCATCTGCTTGATCTCGTTGACCGTCTTCTTTGACATGATCGCTGATGCACGGTTAGCCATCGTGCCCATGTCAGAGTCGGCACTGAAGTACAAGACTGGCTCGTTACATGTGACCGCATACCAGAGCGCCAGCATCGTCTTGCCGCGCCCGGGCTGACCACACACCACATGTAGTTGGCCGTGCCGAAACGCAATCGTTGCTGCCGACAGGGCGGGCAGGATCTCAGGGAGATCCTTGCCCGCCTCCGACGTACTGCGAACAACTTGCAGAAGAGAACGCATCGTCTATCGGGCAGGCCACGTTGCTTCGCACACAGCGTTCTTGTCGTACTTGCCCGCACGGAACGGTGAGTCGTTCACACACACATAGTTCTTGTACTCGCGGCCCGACTTATTCGTGCCACGCTTCACCAAACGTGCGCCATGAATGCACGAGCCAGCGTCCGGGGAACCCTTCGTGTACCGGTTACCCCACTGGTCGTCCTTCACCTCAATGTCAGTGTTGACGACACTGCCAGTGATGCCAGCAGCAGCGAGGTTATCGACTGCCTGCATCACGGTCACGGGCGTCTCAGGGATCACCTGTGTGACGACCTGTGTTACATGCTGCGTTCCCTCAAGGCGTGACTTGTGACGCAACGCCACCTCGTATGACTTGAGGAACTCTTCCTCGGTGTTGCCGCGAGCCGTCAGCAGATCGTTCGCGGGGCCAACCTTCATGGTGTAACTGATCAGTGCTTCTGTCGTGCTCACTTCATCATCTCCTTAGTGATCTGTATTAGTGGATAGTCGGAAGACTTGGAACCATTCGTTGCCACGCAGTACTGAGAGAACGAGCAGTACGAGCAGTGGTCACCCGGCGATGGCGGGAACCAACCGGTATCGATGTAAGCGTTCATGGCACCGAACTGGTACTCGTAGTAGTCGATGCCCCACGGGGTCAGATCGATCAGGTCATCCAGTTCACCCTTGCGGGACATGTAGTAGCCGCCCCACTTCGGACGAATCCCATAGACCTTCTCAATCGCTGACGCATATAAACCCAACTGGATGGGGTTCTGCGCCCGCTGCCCCGTCTTGTAGTCCACGATCACCAGTTGATCCGGTGCCGGATTAGGACTGATCTCATAGATGGAATCCACAATCAAGCGGATGCGAGCATCACCGAACTGCACTTCAGCCTGCCATTCAATGGCGGGCTTCGCGTCGGGCATTGTGGCAATGGCCCACCCTGTGCGCTCGTACCACTTCAGGTATTCCTCCACCTGCCGCAGACCCTCGGCCTGCCAGAAGTCCACCGTCTCACCGTCAGGCTGCGCCTTGGTGCGACGACCACCCACACGCCAATCCTCAACGGGCGTGCCCGTCGCAGTTTGAACCGTGGACAAATGATCGGACCACACTCGCGCCCAACGTTCAGTCAAGTCATTCGTCATCGAACTCAAACTCCATTTGTGTTGGAGTGGGAATCGTCACTGGTGCCTTGCACCAGTAGCAGTAGCCATTCGCCGTGAACCACGTGATGTCACCTTCAGGGCTGACCTTGACCAGCACCTTGAACATGTCATTGCCGCAGTTGATGCATTCACTACTGGCAATACCGCGAGTGGAAACCCCCTCCGTGGGCATCGTCATGCTTCCTGCCTTCCATCCTGCAATCGCGCCCGATAAAGGTCATGGTTCAACTCTTCAATCATCGAATGAACCGCGTTGCCCGCGACCAGATACACGGCAGGCTGCTCGGGTACTTGTGCCACCTTCGACAGATACCACTGGTGAGCACACTTCAAGAATGTGGTCAGTTGCGAATACGACCGATGGGTCGGGATCATTTCGTCACCGTCAAAACCATGAAGTCCCAATCGTCACATTCAATCTCAGGGATCGTGTACCCCGACATGTTCCCAATCTCCGTGATGTCTTCAAACCCCATCATCTCCGCTGTCCACGTGGCCCCAGTTATATCCTCGGGATCTACCCACCACGGCCACACCACCATTGCCGTAGAACCGTTGTGGTGCATAAGGATTTCTATGTTGTTGGTGTCCAGATGCACACGACTAAAATCGCTCAACTCCCACTGCGGCCGCGAACTCATGGCGGAGAAAGTAGCACCACCCAATCGCAGGTACAAGCGTATTTTTCGGCGTGTCTAAAGATCCTGCATTAGTCCCGCCATTAGAGTACTTCAGCCGCGACAGCGGTGGGGCGGAAACTTCGATGACGGGTGACGGCAAGAGCCGGAACAGCATCACGCCCCCCGAACCGCCACGGAAAAAACTCGTGGGGGGTAGGGGGGCGTTGCTTGAATCAGGGATCCGGCAACAGGGGCGAACGGCAGTGAGCCCCTCAAGGCACAGCGGGATCGCGAACAAGACCAGTGTCGATGCCCTTCCGGGCAGCGACATAGTAGAAGCCATCAGGTGAATCGCGCTCGTAATGCACGACCACGCCCTTCTCCTTGATTGCCTCCGCCCAATCCTCGTACCGCGCCTTGTCCGTCTGCCGGACGGGCAGACCGTGCTTCAGGCGGGCACCGATGCGAAGCATCGTCAACTGGTAGGCGTGGTTGTGGTCTGTTGCAATGCGACCCCACGGAATGAAGTCGTCATAGCGGATCCGGTTGGTTAATCCGATACGGGAGAGATGCCCAGAGATAGTTGAAATGGCAACTTCTTCTCCCTCGCGTTCAAAAATCCTGCGTTGGATTGCATGATGATCCAGCCCCTCGGCCAGCCACTTCTCCAACGTCGAATCTGAAGGCATCTTGCGCTTTGCAGGCATCCTGTAATCCTCCCCTTGAAACGTGAACCTACATCCCGCAATCAGAATAGCCTAATAATTGCACCAAAAACACATTGCAACTATCAACTCTCAAATTTGTAGCCTAAGCATCACGTACATCCTGCATTCAACACTTCCTTCAATCAATTGACTTCGGGTGATTGCGGGACATAACATCACAGGTTATGAGACAAACCATCGCAGCAGCAGAAACCGAATACGTTCACTGGCGCATGACCCAAGGGTTCGCACGGGCAACCGTGCGGAACGACAGGTCCGCCATCAAGATCATGCGAGCCGCCCTCGGTGACGATTACCTCATATCTGACATAGATGACCGGTCGTTCATCAAGACCCTGCAACTCGCCTCAACCACCCGATCCGCTGCCTCCGTCAACATGGTGCAGTCCTGCCTGTCTGCGTTCTTCAAGTGGTGCCGGATGAGGAAGTACATGGGCATCGACGTGGACCCCCTGATGGGTTCCCGCTACAAGCGGGTGCCCAAGAAGGAACGCAGCCGCTTAGCCATCAACGAGTTCCCCGCATTCCTTGACTGCGCCAAAGACCCCCGCGACCGTGCAACCCTCAGCCTTGGCCTCTACTTGTTCCTACGTGCCAGCGAAATCGTGACCCTGCGGATACGTGATGTAAATCTCAACGAAGGAACTGTCGGAGTGACTGTCCACAAAACCGGTGACTACGACATCATGCCTATATCCAAAGAACTGGATCGCGAATTGAGAAGGTGGTTTGTGGCATACGCAGAACAGGCCGGACCCCTCAAGCCCGAATGGCATTTGGTTCCAGCCAAATACCAGAAAGGGTTCGGGACACTTGGCCTCAACCCAACAGCCAAAATCTCCCGACCCGAAGAGATAGTCAAAAAGAACTTGACCGCGTACGGCTGGGAAGACACCCACTGGCAAGGCTTCCACCTACTCAGGCGAAGCGGCGCACGCGCATGGTTTGATGAACTGAACGAGCAAACAATCGATGGAGGTTTAAAAATCGTTCAAGCACACCTTCACCACTCCTCAGTCGTTATGACTGAGAAATACCTCGGACTCACCGCAGACCGCGTCAAACGCGACCGGCTCCTGCGGGGCGAAGAAATGTTCCCCAGCCTGTCCGCACCAAACGTGATCTCAATTTCGAAAACGGGGTGAAGGAGAATGGAAAATGAAACTACAAATAATCGCTTGCGACAGGTGCGGTATCCGCGAAGAGAAGAAAGCGGTTAAACCGTACACCGCTCGCCGTGGAACCGTCCGCTACAGCGGCGACCTATGCGAGAAATGCTGGAAAGATTTACTAGACACGTTCAACCTCAGTGCATTATCAAAGTCACGACACAACATCATCGCAACCAATATCAACGACATACCAAAGAACGCCTAGAAAGAAAAAAGAGGGGCAGCCACAACGGCTGCCCCTCTACTCTTGCAATCAATACACGGTAATACCAAACAGCGACAACGTCGCCTCATCCAACAAGCCATGCCCCGGCATCCGGTTAGCCACCTGAACACCACGCACCAATTCAATCAACGGACGATCCAACACATCATCCCCCGTCACATTCAAAACCTGCCGGACACGACCCACCAATCTGTCCCGCTGACCTTCCACCACAACAGGGACGGTCGAAATCACGAAACAACCTCAACGTCAATCGTCTGCAACTGCACCGTCAACACGCCACCAAAACCATTCACAAACGACGGCGGACTGGACTGCTCAAACTGCACAGCCCGAACCACACACAACCGTTCCTCGCCCGTAGAAAAATCCTGATACAAGCAGGAACCACCCGACTGCTCCAACTGCTCCAACGCCCGCAGTCGCGTCCACGGATTCACCACCCGCACATTCCCCAGCACATCCCTCTCCTCAGAGAAACACAGCAAAGGAAGGGTGATCGTCCGCGACCTGATCGGGGCTGGCAACGCACGCAACTGCCACTCAAGAAGAGTGGCACCCAGAGTCGTATCCGTCGTGTCACGTGACAACGACACCCGGATCTCAAACTCAGGATTCGGATACAGGTTCGCGGACAACGGAATGTTCAACGTCTGATTGATTGGCACCGCACCATAAGACACGTTCTCGTACGACGAGTTCTGCACCCGAACACCAATGGTTCCCGCCGTACCCGACGAACGGACACTGAACGACACCGGCTGCTTCGCCTCAGTAGTGCCATACCGGATGAAACCAGAATCGATATAGCCAGTCTCCGCCAGTCTCGTAGCGTTCTCCGCATAAATATTGTTCGCCGTAGCAATCACCATGCGGCCAGTTGAACCAAGAACCGTCACCGCAACCGGAGCGTCAGTAGACGCGATGCTCACATCAGAGGCGTAGGCGTAAGCAGTTGACGTAATCGTGAACGAATTACTACCGGTAAGACTGATGGAAGTACCAAGATTCAACCGCCACAACCCAGTCGTATTCAAATACTGAGTAGAGCGAGTGGCGTACACGAACTCGCCGTTCATAGTGAAATGACTAATTGAGTACGGGATAGTGATCGGACCATACGTGAAACCTCTACCGTTGCTGGACTCCTCCGCAACACGCAAACCCTTGGACGTTCCAAGGATCACGTACGTAGACAAGTACCCGCGCATCCGGTTAACCGTCTCACCCGTGGGAAACTCGGCCACCACAATCGGAGTGAGCAACGCGGCGTTACCGGTGGACGAATTGTCCACCGTGAACGACAACACACGAGACTTCGTACCCGACGTGACAGCCACAAGTATCGCACCCGATACCTCCGTCACATCATTAAAGACCAGTGACGATGACTGATACGAATACTTCGAATCAGTAGACAACGACACGGTCACAGGAGGGGAAACAGGATTGCGGCTCAACTCAAACACACGCATCGGAAGCGCATCCGTCACCTGAGCACACACAATCAACCGCGACTTCACGTACGCGATCACCTGCGGATTCCAACCAGAACCCGGAGCGGTATACAACTTCGTCGCCGTTAACGCCGACTCACTCACCGCATACACGCCATCAGCAGTAGCAACCACCACAGACGTACCATCAACCGTCAACGCATACACGTTCGTCGTGACAGCAGTCACCTGCGTAGCAGAACTGGTACTAGTACTGTACAAGTACAGGGCGTTAGAGCGAATGAACCAGAACCCAGACGCGCAGTTCTCCACCGCAATAGCGCCACCAGCAGACACAACATCCGTGTCCTTCAGCAGGCTAGCCTGCCCCTGCGTCCACACATCCACGTTGCACGACTCACGAAACCGGTACAAGTCAGTCGCATCAGCATCATAAAAATTACTGCCAGTACCACGATGCCACGTCGTGGCAGAACGCAGCCACCAGTTCGACAACGAGTTCTCACCAGCAGCCGCCTCCTGATCGACACGCTCCTTCTGATACTGCGTAGTCATGCGGGAAATCTTATTGTTATCAGACGCGGCAGACAGCCACGCCTGATTACCAATCGCATAGTCGGCAGCAAACGACGAACGGTCATAGCGGGCAAGGCGATCAATAACATCGACACCAAGTGCTACCGGAAAGGGACCGGGTATCTCCTTGTTATATGCCATAACCCCTACTTGACAGTGCCGTTAGCGGCAATCCCCATACGAACCATCTCGGCCTTCACGCCAGCCGGATCAGGATGCTTAATCACGTAATGCATCGGATCCCAATACTTTGTGGAATACGTGATGCCAGCCTCCAGAAGGCGGTACTTCTTCAGCAGAGACTTCAACGCCACATACTTCACGGGGTTAGTGATCCACCACCTGTTGCCCGAACCCTGCGATCCTTCCTTTGCAGCATCCAGATCAACGGCGACACCAGCGCAATGGTCAGAAGGAGAGTTCGATGCGCGACCGTTGCGAAGAGGGCACCAGCCCCAGTCGTCCAGAAGCCCCTCATCAATAGGTCGGATCTTCTGGTGGTATTCGGCAGCAAATGCGACAAGGTATCCCCCGACATCTTTACGAAGTTTGATCTTGCGTTTCGTGCCCGGAATGAGAAAGTCCTTCAACGCCGGATCACTGCTCTTGAGGATGACCGGCCAACCATTGATCGACGTGATCGTCTTCGCGGCCACTAGTCCACCTTCACCAAAGACGGCGAATCAGCCTGACCGAACGGAGTGGAAGCAATAGAGGTCAGCACGCTCGCAAGAGCAGCAACACCGCAAATGCCCGCCATCGTTGCCCAATCCACGTCAGCAACACCAGTAGTGCCCACAACAAAAAACGCCGCCCCAGTCTGGGCGGCGGTCTTTATGCATCTTTCAGCGGTCTGTTTCCAGAAAGAAATTGTCCAGATCATTTGTCCTCCAAATGCCATTGAATGTGGCCGTCGATCTTTGTTTCGATCCTGTCCACTGCGTCGCGCAGGGATGAACCGTGATTTGGTTTGAGTTCGGCGAGCGTCTTGCGGACCCGTGAATCGACGATGAAGAACAACGCACCCATGAGCGTGCCGATGATCGTGACTAGCGTGAGTACTTCGGGTGGTGTGTCGATCCAATCGGGCATTCAATGTCTCCAGAAATAGCGAAGCCCCGCCGAAGCGGGGCTTAAGGTCGGTGGCTGTTACGCGGCAGGATCAAGTGTCTCAACAACGGGAGAGACGAACTCGTCCAGTTCCGCGTCATAACGGTCGCCCACGCCCGCATACTTGGATCTCCTCGCCCCAACGTATGAGGTATCCAGCCACTTACCCGCTAGACCAATGCTGTTGCAATACGCCGTAACCTCAGCGTCATTGTCGTTGCAGTAAGGGATCACGATGACCTGTTCGACAACACCGTCCTCGTTCACTTTCGCTGCGTGTGCGTTATGAAATGGCATAACTGTTTCCTTTCTAGTTAGATCGCGTACCGAATAATGACGACGCCCGAGCCGCCGGCACCGCCGTAGTTGCTACCGCCGCCGCTGTTGTTGCCGCCTCCACCGGAACCAGAGTTGGCAGACGCTGACGTACCAGTCGCGTTACCACCGTTTCCTCCACCAGTGCTTGCCGTTCCTCCAGTACTGCCACCTCCGCCGCCACCTCCGGCAAAAGTTTGAGCAGACCCCGAAATATATGTAGTTTTGCCAGTTCCACCGTTACCGCCGGTAGAACCAGCGCCGTTGCCTCCAACGCTTCCCGCTCCGCCACCGCCGCCGCCCGTGGTGGACGCAGCAGTACCACCGGAGTTGCCAAGTCCGCTGATACCCGCGCCACCCGCGTAACTAACGGCAAATGTTCCGCCAGCGCCACCACCGCCAGAACCACCGTTGAGGCCAAAACTTCCGTATTCGGCAGTCGCGTTGTACACGTACTGCTCTGCGCCACCACCGCCACCACCGGGAGCAATAGCCGACAGGCCAATCATTGAAGCAATACCGTTATTGCCGGGAGAAGAAACGTAGTTATGATGGGCAATCTGAGTTGTGCCACCAGCACCAACAGTTACTGTGTAGGCGCCAGATTGCAAATACACGGGCTGACCGCCGGACTGGGTGGTATCCAACATCGCTCCAGCGCCGCCGCCACCGCTGTAGGAACCAGTTGCTCCAGCACCACCACCGCCGACAATGCAAAGGTCGACAAAACCGGGAGCGTTAACGGTGAAAGTTCCTGATGCTGTAAAGGTATGCACCTTATAGCCCTGACCGTTTACACCGGTTGTGGACCCGTTACCCGTGTAGGTGGTTTCCGTGCCACCACTAGCGGCTACACCAGCAGCGGTGCCACCGATAACAGTACGAACAATAACGACACCGCTACCACCGGTGCCACCACCGTTACCGGAACCAGAATCTCCGCCAGCACCACCGCCACCACCTCCAGTGTTCACAGTCCCAACACCGCCAGCAGCACCACCATTGTTGCCAGCGTTGCCGCCGCCACCAGTTCCACCAGTCCCAGCCGTGGAGTAGGCGTAACCGCCTCCACCTCCGCCTCCACCATAAGTAACAGAAGTTCCAGTAATAGAAACGGCTGAACCGACACCACCATTGCCACCGTTGTTGCCAGAACGAGCGGAACCAGCAGCACCAGCGCCACCGCCGCCACCACAACCAGCACTTACGGCACCAAGACCGCCAGCATTTCCAAGACCCGTGACATAGGCGCCAACAGGACCGCTATTACATGTGCCACCGCTAGAACCACCTGACGGTCCCTGCGCTCCATACTGGTAACCGCCACATCCGCCGCCTCCACCGGGACTAAAAAACGTTCCAAGATACGAAGTTCCACCATTGGTTCCGTTGAGATTGCTTCCGGCTGCCCCAGCGGCACCTCCGCCGCCAATGGTCACAGTGTAAGAACCATTTTGAACAAAAACGCTTGTGGCGTAATAAACCCCACCCGCACCTCCGCCACCGCCAGCCGTACCAGCAGTAGCGCCTGCACCGCCTCCGCCTCCACCAACGATGAGGAAGTCAATACAGCCGCTGCTATTCACCGTCAGCGTGCCCGACGCAGTAAAAGTCTGCACCTGATACGTCACACCACCGCTGCT